GGGACCCCTTTAGGGATCCCTCCGGTGCTTTGTCACTGGTCATCCGACTCACTTAGGTTCTCGAGAATACAGTGTACTCTCTCGTCCTATCATTTTCTATCTAATCCGTTTGGAACTCCATATGGCCGGCATATACACCCAGAAGAGAAATATTCCCTCTTCTGGCTTTAATCCCTATTGGGAGATGTCCAGTAAAGCTACTGGTGCCATCGTAACAAAAGGTGATTATTCGTACGTGTGCGACCAGGTTACCACGTCCTTTCGGACTGGTAAGGGCGAGTCCTTGGTAACTGCAAGCGAGCTGCGAGATACAAACCAGTATCTTAACAGCCTGCTCAGTACTAAGGCAGTCGAGTATGACACAGGTCACGCATTTTCTACAGTGAAACGTACTCTTAAGAGGAATGTACCAATGTTCTTCTATAAGAATCCGTACGGTTCAGTTCTGTATAATATGTATGGACCTGTAACGCATACCTCGTTGCTTTCGATCATCGCTAATGACTATCCGGTAATCCCTATATGGGCCAGTGCTAATAGTGACGGCAATAAAGCCATCTCGATGACGTATCCAACGAAGCCCGAAGTGAGTCTCGCTCAAACGATTGTCGAACTAAAGCGAGAGGGCTTGCCCTCTCTCTTTGGCTCCCAAATAGCATCTATGAAGGGATCTGCCGCCCGAGCAATCGGTGGCGAATTCCTAAATAGTGTCTTTGGTTGGACACCGCTTATTTCAGATCTTGATAAACTACTCAAGAGTGTCGTATCGTCTTCTAAGACGATTCAACAAATGAAACGAGACTCCGGCAAACAAGTTCGCCGGAAATATCACTTCCCAGAGGTGCGTGAAGTAGTGAAGTCTACTATTGTGAAAGGCGTTGCCAATCACAGAGTTAACTCCGCTGCTCCAAGCATTACGGGAACTCTCATCACCGAAGAAATTAGGACTACAAAGACCTATTTCTCTGGTGCATACACATATTTCCTTGATCCCGGCAAAGATCTTGTCGGTAAGGCAATTATGTATGAACAACTAGCAAATAAATTGCTAGGTCTCAGGATCACTCCTGCGACGTTATGGGAACTTGCTCCCTGGAGTTGGCTCGCAGATTGGTACGCGAACATCGGTGAAAATCTCACTGTTGCTAGCGCTTTCCAGTCTGACGGGCTTGTGTTGAAGTATGGGTACGTGATGCGAAAAGTAATCGCAACAAAAATGTACACATACACACCGGATCCGCAGTTTCTTGCTGCGGGCTATCCGGTGTCTCATGCGGTTCTAACGACTACGTCGAAAGAACGCATAAAGAGTTCACCATACGGATTTGGCCTTAACACTGGCGATTTTAATGATCGCCAGTGGGCCATCCTCGGTGCTTTGGGTTTAACCAAGGCACCAAGATCTCTTCGCTAACCTAGCGCATTGATCTAATCCATTGCATACACACAAGGTGTGATATGCCTATATTAAGAAAAGAGTAATGCCTTGGCATTTTCTGACCCGCAGTCCGTAACCATCGGCACTGTTCAGACGCTTCCGCGTACTGGACAGGGCATCTCCACCGGCAACTTCACAGCTGCTGACGGAAACACGAAGCTGACGATCTCGCATGCCTATGGCAAGCGTAATCGTCGGCAGGTTCGTGTCGATGCCGCCAAGGTTGCACCTGATCCACTGATTTCGTCGACGAACATTAAGTACTCCATGAGTGCTTATCTCGTCGTCGATGTTCCTCCGACGGGTTATACCGTCGCTGAGGCCAAGCTCGTCATTGACGGACTTGTCACGTGGCTCAGTGCTTCCACTGGCGCAAACGTCACCAAGCTTCTTGGTGGTGAGAGCTAGAGATGATCGATGCTACCCTGGTAATTCTGGGTTTCATGATCTTCATCGTGCTCGCTGCATCGCCCCACGTCTCCCGACGTAGGGCGTCTCGTAGTCGCCACTAGGCTTCTACGGGATCAGGAGTTGGCGTCAAGGCTATGGAAAATTAACCTCTGTTAGGAGGAAATTTTGAAAAGCCTTACGTTACTCGCAAAGATGACTCTCATTGAATTGGGAGTCGGATGTTGTGTCAGCACCACTCGAGATTGGAAAACAATCTCGAGTCGCATCGATTGTGAAGGAGTATCGTTTTTAACGATTACTCTTACAAACTTTGGCAAGGACCTCGAAAAGGCTCTTGACCAAGGTTTTGTAGACTCTTCCCAATTTACCGGTTTCGGTAAACGGAATGGGCTCCCGACGTTTCTGTCAGGTTTCCTTAGTCTAATCTTCGATGCTTCGAACGGTGTGTTGCTTAATGAACCATCTATCGATGCCATTCGAGCCATCCGTCAGTTTACACTGATGTTTGGTAAGATTGAACTCGACTGTACACCCGAAAGGGTGAAAAAGGCACTAGATGCATTCATTTCGTGTGAGCAGGACGTGAAGACCGCGGACCAATCCTTCGTAGGAAGCCGTAAGGCTGACTTTCAAAGAGTTGGTGCGTTGCTTTGGACGGATATGTTCAACTCCTTGGAGAAGAAAATATCTGCCGTTATGGATTCAGCCGGAGAACGGGAAACTGTTCTTGCGGTAATTCCAAAGCATGGTCCTGGTGCCACAGCAGATCGTATTAAGGGTAACCTAAAATACAACATGCGCCAGTGGTCCACCAGACTGGATGCTGTCTTCCCAATGGGAAGATTTGCATTCAGCTCTTGGTCAGCCTTTCAGGCTGCTCAAGATGATATCACGTTTCTCGAACCTGGAGCTGAACTGCCCGTTAGGGTAATCACAGTTCCTAAAACGCTCAAAACACCTCGAATAATAGCTATTGAGCCCGTCTACATGCAGTATATGCAGCAGGCGATCCTCAATCTACTATCCGAATTCACACGAAGGGATTACCTCCTTCGTGCGTTTATCTGCTCAGATTCGCAAATTCCTAACCAGGAACTCGCGAAAGAAGGCTCTTTAACTGGCCTTCTTGCTACACTCGATTTGAGTGAAGCGAGCGATCGTGTTTCGAATCAGCATGTACGAGCTCTTTTGTCAAATAACTGGATCCTCGCGGATGCAGTCGATGCCACTAGAACTCGGAAGGCTGATGTGAATGGTAAGGTCGTAGACCTTGCCAAGTTCGCGTCTATGGGTTCAGCCCTTTGCTTTCCTATGGAAGCTATCGTCTTTATGACGGCTATCTTCGTTGGGATTGAAAAGGCGCTCAATACCCCTTTGACACATAAGATCATCAGATCATATGTGGGTAAGGTGCGTGTCTATGGGGATGATATTATTATCCCCGTCGACGTTCGGCACGAAGTCGTTGAATCATTAGAATCTTTTGGATTCAAAGTGAATTCCGGCAAGTCTTTCTGGACTGGGAAGTTCAGAGAGTCCTGTGGAAAAGAGTACTACAATGGTTCTGACGTTTCAATAGTCAGGGTCAGAGCAGAACTCCCTCAACGGCGCAGTGATGTTGATATGATTGTGTCAACCGTGGCACTGAGGAACAACCTTTTTGAGGCTGGACTTCACAAAACGGCTTGGCACTTAGATGAGCGAATTGAGAAGCTAATCCCTTTTCCACTCGTGCATCCGAACAGTCATGCATTAGGTAAACACGAATTCGGTCAGTATAAAACTGAGCGAACGTGTTCGGACCTTCAGCGCCCAATGGTTCGGGCTATGACGGTTCAGACTCGTCTGCCTTCGAGTAATCTCGAGGGTGACGGGGCACTAATGAAGTTCTTTCTAAAAAGCGGCGAGAAGCCAATTGCCGACGAAAGACACTTACAACGCGCGGGACGGCCTGTGTCCGTTAACATCAAACACAGATGGGTCTACTCCGATGGAGCGGACCCGGTTACTTCTATTTCTAGAAGTAAGGC